TTAAACTGTTGTCATTGAAAGAAGGTAACCTAAGAGATAATATAATATGACTGCAATTACATTCAAAGTTACTAATATCAAACAATACTTCTGTGTAATCCCCGGGTGGTTTTGTTGATATAATCGCGGAGTCATTTGCGTCATTTGAACCGGCGGGAGATGAATTTAAGAGCTTTTCGGGTTCTGGAAACTCAAGTGTCTCCGATGTTTTTAAAACTCTATTAACAATATTGTTTCTAATGAAGTTTTTCTCGGTCTCTGTTATCATATGAGTAGTTATAGTTGCCGATGTTGAGAATTTCCAATTAGTGGCCTCCTGATTAACTCCGTAAGTAGCCTGATGATATCCAAATAGAGGCCATGCTGCTATTCCACACCCCGTACTATTTTCAGTTGTGAGTTTGGTATTCGTTGACGCATCACAAATTTCTTTTCTAATAGAGTGAAATCTTAATGGGTCGAAATGATTATAGTAAACTTTCATCGAGAGTGTATTTGTTGTAGAACCGGCCTGTAAGAAAGCATTAGTCATTTGGCTACCCCTTCCAGTGAATGGAATAGATATAGACCATTCTACTTTATTATTTTTTATGTTAGACGTTCCTATAGGAACAGGTGTGGCAAGGTTCTCGGACGTTACTGGGTGGGTAAGAGTCTCATCACGGGGTAATCTTCTATTAGTATAAACATTGGGGCTTTCACACATTCTTTTGGAACCAGAATATTTACATACTTCGCCATCAAGTTCGGTTACGTTTCTTGCATAAATTGAATCTGATGTAATAGTGTCTATAATTAATCCTCCTAATTTAACCTCTATTTTATCTATCATACTTAAAAATAGATAATCAGAAAAGTAAACAGATGTGCTATTTACATATGATGTTATTTCACTAGATGGATTTTCTGGAATGTCAAAATTTATTGTACCAGTCAATACAATATCGCTAATAGCATCAACATCATCTGGAATATCAAAGATGTCATGATTACTCGCCTGAGCTGGAAGACCAGTTGGGAAACCCTTTATACTACCCTGAATAACACTCTGACCAGTTCCCGATATATAGCTTGTAGTGCATTTGGTTAAAAAATCAGATTCTATTAGAGTGTCCTCTTTAAATTTGTTGGCTCTACACACAGATTGAGAACCTGATGAATTAAACGTCTTGATGGCTACATTACTAATACCCATATCTTTTATATAATTATATATATTTTTTTTTTAATAAAAACGTTTAAATTTTAGTTTTTTTATTGATTGTATATTATAATATATCTTATGTCAGAATTTGAATGCAATGTGAAAGATCTAGAAACACCTTCTGTTCCAAACGATAACAACGACATTAAAAGTGACAATGACAATGACAATGACAATGACAATGACAATGACAATGAACAGGTTCGCCATCGATTAAATACGCCTAACAAACAGAAACCGCATATAGAAAATTCTACAGTTTCTGTTAGAGATAATAAGCGAGAAAAAAAAGATATTTCAAACTCTAAGACAACAAAAATAGATAATAAGTCTCTAAGAGATACCGCTATACAGATTATACTAAACGACATGAAAGATAAAAAAAATCACAGAATGATTATGGTAATTTTATTTAGTTATATTATATTAAATTCATCTCAGGTTTATAAGATATTTAATGATATGTTTCCTTATTTAATGGAATCTATCAACCAGGTTAACATAAAAGGACAGATTGTAATAGCACTAATGATATCTTTAGCTGTTATAATTTCTAAGTCTTCTTTGCTAAACCAGCCTTAAATTTATCTTTTTTAGACTTAGTGGGTCCGAGAGATTGTTGTTTATTTGTTATTCTATTCTCCATCCCAGATAAAATATTTTCCAATGTGAATTTTTCAAAACTAGGCAAAACTTCGGTTTTTTCTTTAGGTTTTTTCCACCCTAAGGCGCTTTCTAAACCGGGGCTAATAGGTAAAGGTTCACTTTGATAATCTCTACAACAACCAAATTCACCCTGACTTTCAGATAGACATTTTTGACAAAATCCAGATGGGGTTAACTTAAAATAAATATTATTATGAGAATGAAAATCTCCTTTATTTTGACAATACTTAGATTTTGTAGCTATTATATATACAGGGTTGTCTTTAGATTTTTGAATTATGCGAATATCCTCGGACTTATAATGAGGAATATAATTATTAAAGAATTTAATAATTGAGATGTATTCTTTAGAATCTTTATTAAGTCTATTAAATCCTCTCATTGAAGAAGTTTCTCCAGAGTCTTCTGTTTCTTCATAAAATTGAAGGTTCTTATATGTTGTAATACAAGTTGCATCTGATCTTACACTTGTTTTCCTAATAGACAATAGAGTGTCTTGTATGTATTCTTCTGTAAGTTTTTGTTCAAAAGTTTTTCCTGTGTATACCCATTTAATCTCATATACACGATTTTCATATTGTTTAATACCGTCTGATATAGAACATTTATCCGACCCTATTATTCGAAGACCGTTTGCGTCGTAAACACATTTATCTATGATTTTATCCCATGTATCATAACATGTTTCTAATTTACCATACTCAGTTTTCATTCTTACTAGGATATTTTTACGAATAGACTTTGCGGTATGTTTATCAACTAAAATATTGGGCCAATGTAGATGATAGCCCTGTTTGATATATTTAATACCGGATTTAATAGTTTCTTTGTATTTATCTGCACATGTTACTATACATAAATGAGGAACCCCATAAACATTTTCTATAACATCTTGTATAACTTCAATAAACCCTGATATATCTATAATCCTTGTAGAATTAAAATCAAAATCTATAAAAAACTTAAATACATCTGTCTTTCGTTCTACTATACAATTTTTACAATGAATGTATTTAGAATACATTTCTTGAAATAATTCATAATCTCTGGAAATGTCTAATTTACCTCCATCTAGTAAAAAATGAGTAACATTTTGTTTGCTAGAATCCGTTACAAATTTACCAGTTGAATAAAACCAGGTTGTAAGAGGATTATCCATTACATTACATATGTAAGTATATCTTAAAACTTTAAATGTATTAAAAGTCAACCTTTAAATTTAATTGTTACTTTGTAGTTATTTGTATAAATTCCCTTTACAGCGCTAGGAGATAAAACAGTTCTCTTATCTTTTCTCTTATTAAGCAATGTTGTATTCATATCCGAATCTATTAGGGTTATATTATTTATTGCATAATCGTATATTTTATTTTCTATAACCCATTTAAAGAAATTAAGTTGACCAACCGTAGTTATTATCTGTTTATCTTCTATAATAATATCAGACGAGTATTCTTTCCACTTTAGGCTATTGCAATCTATTAATATCCTCCTCTGTCTACAAAATGGATCGAAGTATTTTTTTGAATATGCCTTTAATTGATTTTTATAATCAAGATAAATATTAAAATAAATTGTATCTCCATTTGTCTTATGAAGAGGATAAATAATATTGTATTTTTTTGAATAGTTTGTTACAAGCCAGTCTAACAATCTTAGACTAAGTGGGGTATTTTGATTAACTATATCACGAAGAAGTGACATTTTATTTCTGTAGAATGTTAAAAGAAAATTAACGAGTGTTTCTTCCCTATTTGAAAAGGACATAATATTTAAAAATATAAAGAATCTTTAAATATATTTAAAGAATGTGAGTTATAATATGAATATAGTTTTATTATAATGTTAACTGAAATAATAGATGATGATTATAAAAGACAGATTATATTTTTACTAAATAATAACTGGACAGGAAGAACCGATCGTTACTTTCCTGCTCAAACATCTATTAATATAGAGAGGTGTCATTTTCCAAAATTAAGTGATTATAATTACATCTTTGCTAAAAAAGACACTGTGAATAATAAAAGGGCTATATTGTTTACTTTTATCAACTCTCATTCAGAAAATACGTCGGTTGTTATTCTTAAAGATTTTACGGTTTATAAAATAGATATAAATTGTTCACATGATTACTTCTATGGAAGTATTTTTGATATATCATTTACGGAAAAAAAAATTATAATTTGTGATTCGTTCATGTCTACAGGAAATAAAATCAATACATTTCCCTATATAGATAGAATCACAGAGGCTGTTTATTTCAAAAACAATACATTAAAATCGTCTATTGAAATAGATGTTCTTTATTGGTCTCAAAATGTTTTAGAATTTTCGAAACTTAATGAAAATGAAGAGCTTTTCATGATACCAAATAATTTACCTATAACAACGGGTATAAATTATTCTTGTTTTAAGTGGAAGCCAACGGATAGACTTACATTTAATTTACTAGCAGAAGAAAACAATGGAGATATTGACTTATACACAACTAATTTTAAAAGATTGGCTTTATTTGCTAAAATTAAAGAAAATACGCCAGAAGGAAAAGAACAAATTGATTATATAAAGAGTCTTGATGATTATAAAAATGAATGTATAATTGAATTTAATAAAAATACTGAAAAATTAAAAATAAATAAAGTAATTAAAGATAAAACTATACCTACAACAATTAGGATGATAGAAAAAATATTACATCTTAAGATAGAAAATATAACATTTGAAGACATTTCTGCTTACTAAGTAATGTAAACAATTTTAACTAAATCATTTAAATTCACAATAAGAACTAATATGATTTAATTATACTCTACATTTACACTAAATTACACTAAATTACACGTTTACCAGAGACCGAAACGCGAGCGATTGCGGCGACGGTAGGCACGACGAGCAGCGATAGCCGACTTGGTCATCTTTAGCTTTCTCTTGCGACCACGACGGGCAGACTTACGATTGCGGCGACGGTAGGCACGACGAGCAGCGATAGCCGACTTGGTCATCTTTAGCTTCTTAGTGCGTCTGCGGCGGAGGGTGCGCTTGGTCTTGCGGGTGCGACGCTTGCCAATGTAGACCTTGCGGCCCTTGGAGCGGTAGTAGAGAGCACCGGTCTTACCCTTGTAAAGCTTGCGCTTACGGCCAGCAACTACAATCGAGGTCTTAGCCTTCGAAATCTTACGGGTACGGCGACGGCGGAGGGGCGAACGGCGGGTCTTGCGCTTGGGCGAGCGCGAACGGCGGCGGCGGCGCTTGGCGCCAAAATATAGATCAAGTAGGTCGGACATATTTTTATTTTAATATATAGAAAAGAAATTAAATTAAAATTAATTAAAAATAAAATGAATTAAATTAAAATTTTTATAAATTTACAAATTACATTATCTCTGAAACTGTGTTCATTCATAAAATCTATCAAAACCTGTTTATTTGTCTTTTTCATAGAGAATTTTTCTGGTATATCATAATCGAATGTAGTGAATATATCTCTACAAATGATATAATTGAAATTTTCAGGTATCTTGTTTTCATTAGTTATTATATTTTCTATACAATTGTGTTTCTTAATTAAATTGTATGCAGTTACTGGTCCTATAAGTGGAATAGACTCGGTATAATCACAACCAGATAAAATGCAATAATCTACAAAATTATCCATATTCATATCGATGTCTGTTAGTAGTTTTTCTAAATTAATCTCAGTTATTTGTTTACTTATACTAGTCTTAAGAACATTAGGACACCCGAATGTAAGAGCATCAGAATCATCCGTTATTGTGTAATCTACTAGATTATTTATTTGAAGAAAGGCGCAATACTTTTCCGCATCACTGGGTGCTGTACAATAAGGAATTCCAGATTTTTCTAGAAATTCTTTACATTGTTCTACGTGATATTTCTTTACTACTATAATTTGAGATTGAAGTTTTTCAATCTCAAATTTTATGTCCTTTTCTTCCTGATGATTTTCTGGAACTTTTTCTTTCAATTCTTCTAACCTAACGTATATCTTTTCTTTAGCAGCATGTCTTTTTTCTAGTGTTATATTTTTTGCGTCAGGTGGAATCCCATCAAATATAAAAACCGGGAGGATTCCGTTCATCACATAAAATTTTACTCTATTTGCTATACCGATTAGATGAGAATTTTCTACTTTGGATGCATATTTAAATTTGTAAAGTAGTATACTACAATCTATAGCAACAGTTTTACCATAATATTTTTTAATGTCATTGTATGTTATACAATCTGGAGAATGCTTTTTAATAAGGGCATTTAATCCTCTAATTCCCATTTGTATTTGTATATTTTATTCTTTTAAACTA